TTTCGCCGCCGCCGTTAATAGCTAAGGAGCTTAATCATGGCATTACCACGCAAACTTAAGTTCCTGAATATGTTCAATGACGGGAGCAGCTACCAAGGGGTGGTTGAATCCATCACCTTGCCCAAACTCAGCCGCAAATTTGAAGAGTTTCGCGGTGGCGGGATGAATGGCAGCGCCAAGGTTGATTTGGGGCTGGCTGATGGTGCGCTAGATGTTGACTGGACGCTGGGCGGCATTGAGTCCGAGATCTACAAACAGTGGGGCGTGACCAAGGTCGATGGGGTGTTACTGCGCTTTGCTGGCTCCTATCAGCGCGACGATACCGGGGAAACCCACGCGGTAGAAATTGTGATGCGCGGCCGCCATGAGGAAATTGACGGCGGCGACAGCAAGCAAGGTGATAACACCACCACCAAGATTTCCACCAAAAACACCTACTACAAATTGACGTGGGACGGCGAAGTGCTGATCGAGGTCGATATTGTGAATATGGTCGAAATGGTCAACGGCGTCGATATGTTGGAAGCCCACCGCCGCAATATTGGCCTTTAATACCCCTCATCAGAGAGTGGATGACGAGTCGCGATAGCCCAATCGATGGGGAAATGTTCCGTTCGGGTCGTAGCGGCTTAGGCCGCCGGAGCGCCCGTAGGAACAGTCGCCCCGTCGCACTCGGGGGCAAACCTCCTAACTTTTAATCGGATAATTATTATGAAAAAAGACACGACTGAACCCCAATTTAATGTAATCACGCTGGATGTGCCTATTATCCGGGGGAATACCACTATTACCGAAGTGACGGTGAATAAACCCACCGCTGGCGCATTACGTGGAGCCAAGTTGCAAGCGCTGTTAGATACCGATGTTGACGCGCTGATCCGAGTGTTGCCGCGTATCACTACCCCGAATCTGACCGTGCCAGAAATCAGCAATCTTGATCCGGCTGATATTTACGCACTGTCTCAGGCGCTGGCGCTTTTTTTCTTGCCGAACTCGGTCAAGTCCGACTTCCTGAGCGCTTAACGGTTGACGATTTGGTAGCGGATATCGCCGTTACCTTTCACTGGCCGCCATCCGCCACCGATCCAATGACTATCGGCGAGCTTTTAGAGTGGCGACATAAAGCCATTATCCGTAACGGGGGCAGTGATGAGTGATAAGAACCTCCGCTTGCAGGTTTCTTTAAGCGCCATTGATAAAGTTACCAAGCCATTTAAATCTATGTTGGCCAGCAATAAAACGCTGGCCGCTTCCATTAAGGCAACGAAAGACCAACTCAAACAACTGGATGCACAATCTGGCAAAATTGAGGGTTTTCGTAAGAATAAAGTGGCGGTTAATGGTACCGCTCAGGCGCTGGCCGCTGCCCGTGATAAAGCGCGCCAGTGAAGAGGCCGCCAAGCTAAAGCAAAAATATAATGACTTACGCACCGCGCTGCATACCCAACGCACCGCATTGCAAAGTAGCGGTATTGCCACCAATCGATTAGGTCAGGCGCAGCGATCCCTTAAAGCCAATATCACCAGCACCACCGCCGCACTGACTGCGCAACAGCGCCGATTAGAACAGCAAGCCCAGCAACAACAGCGCCTCAGTGCCGCCCGCAATCGCTTTGATAGTAGCAACCAACGCAAAGCCATTGCTGCTGGATTGGGTTACACCTCGCTCTCCACTGGCCGTGCGATGGGCCGAGGGATAGCCGGAGCGCTGCATGTTGGCTATGAGTTTGACGGCATGATGAGTAAAACTCAGGCTGTTACCCGTATTCCTGATAAAAACGCAGCGGATATGCAGGCGATGCGCCATCAGGCCCGCACCTTGCCACTCTCCTCTAAATTTACCGATCTGGAAGTGGCGCAAGGGCAATATTTCCTTGGTCGCACCGGTTATAGCCCGAAACAGGTATTAGGCGCGATGCCGGGGATGCTGAATCTGGCCGCAGCCGGAGATATTGATCTCGGTACTACTGCGGATATCGCTTCCAATATTCAAACCGCGATGGGTATTCCCGCCGAGAAAATGGATCGGGTGGCCGATGTGCTCACCGCCCTGTTTACCCGTAATAACGTGGATATTCCGATGCTGGGCGAATCCATGAAGTATTCCGCCGGTGTCGGGCGCGAGTACGGCCAGAGTCTGGAAACGGTAGCAGCCTCTACCGCCATGCTGGGCAGCGCCGGTATTCAGGGCAGTCAGGCCGGTACCACCATGCGCAGTATTTNAACAGTAAAGACGTTACCACCCTGATCCGCAAAGACGGCTATCGCTTCTGGGGTTCCCGCTCCTGCTCTGATGATCCGCTGTTTGCCTTTGAGAACTACACCCGCACCGCACAGGTATTGGCTGACACCATGGCCGAGGCGCATATGTGGGCTAACGATAAGCCGCTCACCCCATCACTGGCAAAAGACATTATTGAGGGCATTCGCGCCAAAATGCGTGAATTGAAATCATTGGGTTATCTGATTGATGGCGATTGCTGGTACGACGACAGCGTGAACGATAAAGACACCCTGAAAGCAGGCCGCCTGTTTATCGATTACGACTATACGCCAGTGCCACCACTGGAAGATTTAACCCTGCGCCAGCGCATTACTGATCGCTATCTGGCTAATTTCGCCGCCGCCGTTAATAGCTAAGGAGCTTAATTATGGCCTTACCACGCAAACTTAAGTTCCTGAATGTATTCAATGACGGGAACAGCTATCAAGGGGTGGTTGAATCGATCACCTTGCCAAAATTAAACCGCAAATTTGAAGAGTTTCGCGGCGGCGGGATGAACGGCAGCGCCAAGGTTGACTTGGGGTTAGCTGACGGTGCGTTAGATGTTGACTGGACGTTAGGCGGCATTGAGTCCGAGATTTACAAGCAATGGGGGGTAACTAAAGTCGATGGCGTGCTACTGCGCTTTGCGGGTTCCTATCAGCGCGATGATACCGGTGAAACCCACGCAGTAGAAATTGTGATGCGTGGCCGCCATGAGGAAATCGACGGCGGTGACAGCAAGCAAGGTGATAACACCACCACCAAGATTTCCACCAAAAACACTTACTACAAATTGACCTGGGACGGCGAAGTACTGATCGAAATCGACATTGTGAATATGGTAGAAATGGTCAATGGCGTCGATATGTTGGAAGCCCATCGCCGCAATATCGGCTTGTAATATCACGGTGTGGAATGCTCCGCGCCTTTACCCTTTATTTTTGGATAGCCATCATGAAAGAAGTTAAAGCAAAAAACGAAACCAACGCGGTGATTGATACCGTAGCGCCGGAGCAAGACAAATTTAACGTGATCACACTGGATGTGCCTATTGTCCGGGGGGGTAACACTATTACCGAAGTGACGGTGAATAAACCCAATGCCGGCGCACTACGCGGTGTCAGGCTGCAAGCGCTGATGGAAACCGATGTTGATGCATTGATTAGGGTTTTACCTCGTATTACCACACCTAACTTGACCGTTCCAGAAGTCAATAATCTTGATCCGGCTGACATTTATGCATTGTCTCAGGCGTTGGCACTTTTTTTCTTACCGAACTCGGTCAGGTCAGATTACCTACCAGTTTAACGGTTGATGATTTGATGGCTGATATTGCCGTGGTATTCCATTGGCCGCCATCAGCCACCGATCCGATGACCGTCGGCGAACTTTTAGAGTGGCGACATAAAGCTATTATCCGTAACGGGGGCAGTGATGAGTGATAAGAACCTCCGCTTGCAGGTTTCTTTAAGTGCCATTGATAAAGTTACCAAGCCATTTAAATCTATGTTGGCCAGCAATAAAACGCTGGCCGCTTCCATTAAGGCAACGAAAGACCAACTCAAACAACTGGATGCACAATCTGGCAAAATTGAGGGTTTTCGTAAGAATAAAGTGGCGGTTAATGGTACCGCTCAGGCGCTGGCCGCTGCCCGTGATAAAGCGCGCCAGTGAAGAGGCCGCCAAGCTAAAGCAAAAATATAATGACTTACGCACCGCGCTGCATACCCAACGCACCGCATTGCAAAGTAGCGGTATTGCCACCAATCGATTAGGTCAGGCGCAGCGATCCCTTAAAGCCAATATCACCAGCACCACCGCCGCACTGACTGCGCAACAGCGCCGATTAGAACAGCAAGCCCAGCAACAACAGCGCCTCAGTGCCGCCCGCAATCGCTTTGATAGTAGCAACCAACGCAAAGCCATTGCTGCTGGATTGGGTTACACCTCGCTCTCCACTGGCCGTGCGATGGGCCGAGGGATAGCCGGAGCGCTGCATGTTGGCTATGAATTTGATGGCATGATGAGTAAAACTCAGGCTGTTACCCGTATTCCTGATAAAAACGCAGCGGATATGCAGGCGATGCGCCATCAGGCCCGCACCTTGCCACTCTCCTCTAAATTTACCGATCTGGAAGTGGCGCAAGGGCAATATTTCCTTGGTCGCACCGGTTATAGCCCGAAACAGGTATTAGGCGCGATGCCGGGGATGCTGAATCTGGCCGCAGCCGGAGATATTGATCTCGGTACTACTGCGGATATCGCTTCCAATATTCAAACCGCGATGGGTATTCCCGCC